TAAGCCCTGGTGCTACGACAACTGGTAAGATTGGCACTTTCCAAAAGTTTGCCTTCCCTCTTATCCGTCGCACATACCCGGAACTGATGTTCAACAAGATTGGTGCTACCCAGACAATGGACGGCCCGGTTTCGCAGATCTTCTACATGGGCAACTCGCGTGCCATTGGCTCGACTGAGCAAGTCATGTACTCGAAGTTCAACATCACGCCTCGCAACCTCATTGCGACTAAGATTGGTTCGGAAGCGGACGCCGCTGCTGCGGACGAGACAGGCTTCTTCCAGGGCGCGGACGGCAACTCGACTTCAGGTCACCTTGAAGGTGATGAAGTAGCTGCGAGTGGGTTCGACCTGTCTAACGTCCTTCAAGAAGGGACAGATGGTGTTGTTTCGGCGACGATGGGTGGCAAGCTTGCTTCGTTCCCAACTTCGACCACGATCCTTGGTTACTCGGTTTCGGGTGGTGAGCGACTCTCGGGCACTGAAATCCCTGAGGTCAACATGCACATTCAGAAGCAGACTGTGCAAGCTCGTGAGCGCAAGATGAGAGCCCTTTGGACTCTTGAAGCTGCTCAAGACCTGAAGGCTTACCACAACTTGGACATGGAAGCTGAACTCACGGACCTCCTGTCGAAGGAAATGAACCTGGAAATCGACCGTGAACTGATCGAAGACGTTCGCATGATCGCTTATGGCGCTGGCGCTGTCGGCGGAACCGGCTTCGGTGGTTGGTACCTGCAATCGCTTTACCAAGGTGGTGCTGATGACTTTTCTACGGATATCAAGGCTAACACTGGTAATGCAAATGGCGAGGCTGGCGGCACGTTTATCGCGGGTGCTTACGAGTATGATTTCTCGCAAGAGCTTCAGAACGAAGAAAGGTATGACGCTTCGGGCGGTATAGGCCGTAAGTACTCGAACATTTATGTGATGGATCTGAGCCGTTTTGCTAACAGTGAGACTAGTTTTGCTCCTCAAACGCTGGGTCACGTCTACTCGAACGTCCTGGCGCTGATCAACTTCGCGAGCACGGACATTTACCGCACGACTCTGCGTGGTCCTGGTAACGTCCTGATCACCTCGCCGGTTATCGCGTCGATGCTTGAGTCGGCTGCGAAGCTCGAAGGTGGCCTTCCTGCGGATGCGGGTCCGACCAACATGGGTGGCGGTCAAGTTCAATATGCTGGCAAGTTTGCTGGTAAGTATGACTTGATAATTGATCCGATGTTCCCAGAAGATGAAATCATCGTCGGCTACAAGGGTAGCAACGCGATGGATGCGGGCTTCTTCTACTGCCCATACATCCCGGTCCAGCCGCTGGACACGGTGGTCGATCCTGAGACCTTCCAGCCGAGAAAGGGCATCCTGACTCGCTATGGCAAGGTTGCGGTTCAACCGGCCTCGCGCTTCTACCGCGTGATTCGACTGATTGGTACGGGTGCTGATTACCTGACGCCTGAGATCCTCAGGCAGACGAGTGCAGGTCCAAACGTGACGGACTTCGGCACTGGCTACACGGGTGGTGGTGAGGCTCTCATCCCCTAATAGCGTCTAGCTAAACAACGGAAGAAAGGGCTCAGTTTATACTGAGTCCTTTTTTCATTTCTAGGGTAAATATATTTGTTATGGGTGATAAAATAGGAATACCAAGAGTTAAAGCTTATGGATCATCTTATGGCACTTACGGTGGTAATAGACTGAAAGACTACAAGAGCCCTAAGGATAAAGATCTTAATAACAAAGACTTCAAAGACGTAAACGAATTTAAAACGTTTAATAAAACTATCAAAGATTACGTCTTAGCTAAGTTAGGTTATCCTGTTATTGATGTTGAGCTTGATGATTTCCAAATACAAATCTGTATTGATGAGGCCATCTCTAAGCTTGAGTATCATGCACCTGATTGGATGACTCAATACGCTACCTTTGATACGTCGGGTGGAATCAACGTATATGAGCTTCCACAAGAGATTGCGGACAATTTAAATGACTGCTGGTACAGACGAGACTTCTTCAAGTTTGGTGCAAACCCTGGCTCACTTGAGTTTGATTTTGCTATCATGTTCTTTACGAATACTGGTTTATTTAATAATTATAATGTTAGCCAGTACCTTCTTATGCAACAATACCTGAAGCAGGTTAAGAATGTATTAGGTCAGATGTCTACGTGGCAGCTTGTGAATAATAAGTATCTTCACATTTGGCCTGTTCCTGAGACAAACGATGAAGCTGTCCTCTTAGAGTTCAGAGCCTTTGATCCTAACACAATCCACCATGCTTACAAGAGTTGGATGCAAAGATACACGCTTGCACTGTGTAAGGAAGTCTTAGCGGGTATCAGAGGTAAGTATGTTAACCTCCCTGGTCCTGGTGGCGGCACCAGATTAAATGGCACTGAGCTTATGCAACAGGCAACCAATGACAAGAAGGAGTTGATTGAAGAGTTAACTACTGAGATTGAAGCTCCTCCGTTATTTGATATATTCTAATGAGATACAAGGTAACTACACCTCCTACTAACTTCCCAGAAGAAAGGGATACTCGTCTTTCGTTATTCAAGAAGAAGAACGATAAGAACTTATTTAACCTCATAGACGCAGAGAACATTAAGTTATCTGGCTCTAGGGTGCAAGTATTTAAGTATATCCCCTCTGATGATGTTGATGAAGTATACCAAGAGTCTCGTCAGAAGACAATCACTCATGAGCCAATTACATTATGGGCTCACTATGACCCTAGACCTGTCGAAGAAAACTTGACGCAGTTTGGCGTTGAAATGCAGATGGATCAGGTCTTTGTGTTTAACAAGTCTTATGCTGAGAAGATGCTGGGTGCTCCTGTCGCTCCTGGTGATATCATCAAGCCTGAGTTCCAAGACATTAAGTTTGAAGTGTTCGAAGTCCAAGAGGACAGCTTTGAAGCTTATGGTGTCTACCACTTATTAGCTCATGCAAGATTCCTCAGAGACACTCAGGACATACATAACGAAGACTTCTTTGACAAGACAGACAAGCTCGGAGGCTACAGCAGGTGAACGTTGATAGTGTGAAACAACGCATTGTTGAAATGACGGAGACAAGACTTCTCCCAAGGATAGATAATGTTTACAAAGAAAGCCTCAGGCAGATGATTGCCACGTTTGGTAATTTATATTACATCGACGGCAATGGCAATAGGATTAGAGTGGACTGCACTCATGGTAACTCCGAGCGTATAGTTGCTTCCTTGAAATCTGAAAACAACTTAGTCCTGCCGTTTATTACTGTGGCTGAGACTGACGCTGCTAGAGACAAGGATAGAGAAAGATACAGTCCTCTCCTTATGCATGGAGTATATTGGGATAATGAGAGAAGGAGAGCTTTACGTATTCTTAGTTTAGCCCCTAGAGCTATTAACATTACTTATGAGATAAACATCTGGTGCAAATACAAAGCAGACCTGGACATGCTTCGATCTGGGGTGTTCTCGCTGTTTAACCCAGAGCTTTTAGTTCCAACTAATTACAGTAAGGATAACCGTGCTTTCATTGAAAGGGAGCGTTCGGTGGGTGCTGTGATTGCTACGGATACTAAGGATCGCATTCTTCAAAAGACTATAGAGGTAACCTTAGAAACCTATATACCTAGCCCTAAGTTCATGTTTACCAACACTGGTGAGATTGAGGAGTTCAACATTTAATGACTGTCACATTTATCTTAAATGTTGAAGACACTCGTAGGAAGGCCAAGAACTTTTCAGTGAACTTGACCAGAGGCGTCAATGTAGTGAATGAAGTCGAGGCTGAGAACGAAAGAAGGCGTGACGATATTGTTGAGGAAGAGATCCCTAAGAAGAATCCCAGGATTTCCTTGAGTCCTCCTATCTTTAGCCTTGTGGTTAGAGACTTTGAGATTGAGTTTGGAGGTTATGTCACAAGCCCTAAAGTCGGACTCATTACTCAAATTAATGTTCCAGTAGATGACAGTGACTTCTATGAAGATCAATTTGATTTTGACATTAGCGACAATGATAATCCAAGAGTAAACCTTAACAATACAGTGCCTCTTAAGATACGTGTTGGTGAAGAAAGCTTTGCCTCTGCGGTATTATCTTTAGATTTTAATTATAATGTTGAAACTAATTTAGATCTGATCCCGGTGGAGCTTGAGATCTTCGACATCGGATGGCAGGTTGGATCTAATGAAGGTGAACTTAACCTGCACAAGATTACGCTTACTACGGATGTCGATGTTGAATACAGCCACAACCAATACTTTGAAACATTACCTGTCACACTTACAACTAGTACTTTAGGCGTTGAGTTTGGAGGTAACATTGAGTCCCTCGGCTTAGGTCTTGGGCCAGTAGACTCTGGGTTTGATAGTGAAATAAACTTGAGACTTCCAAATAACATGGTAACAAGCCCAGACTTTGATGCGTAATTTTATACATGTTTGATTAGGTTATTTGCATAAATAACATAGGAGATAATATTATGGTATGGACTAACTTTGGTAAGCAAAAGATGTTTGAAGAGTTTTTTGCTTCTGGTGCTATTGGCGACACCTTCAGATTGTGTTTAGCTACATCTGCGGGGACTTGGGATGTTTCAGCGAAAGATACAGCGGAATTCACTGCTGTTTCTTCTCTCCCAGGTACAGATGATGCTGGCAATACAATCGGTGGGCCTTCTGGTCTTGTGATTGTTAGAGACGGTACTGGCGATCAAGCTAACTTCGATGTTTCTAGTGCTTCTTCCTTAGGACTGGCTAGTGCAGTGAGGGCAGTGCTTCAAACAGCGGGAGACACTTTCCAATACTCCGGTGCGTTTGATGATGCTAGGTATGTTGTTCTGGTTGATGCAGGTGCAGTAGGGGATGCGTTTGTTTTCTCTGCGGGTACTAATAACATTTATGCTTGGTGGGATATTGGCACAGAGCAAAATGTATCACCGGGAAACACTCTTACCATTACAAACCTATCTTTACAGGGACAGTAACTTAACTATTTTTATCAGTCCTTACAAGTAAATATATTGGGAGTCTTTAAATGAAAACAATAAAAAACACAAGCTTACAAGGCATATCACTCGTGCTCACTAAACCGGGTGGCATTGAGACCAAGTATCTGATGCCTAAGCAAACGATTGAAGTCCCTAGCTCCTGGGGTGGTAAAATAATGGAGACTCTCGTCTCTAGAAAAATGTTAAAGGTAAGGGAGATTCCTGATTCTCCTAAGCCTGTCTCGACTCCTAAGAAGAGAACTCAACCAAAATTAAATACAGGTGAATAATCCATGGCACTCCCTACTAGTCCTTCTGTTGTTGTTATAGAAAATGACATTTCTGTCTTTGCCCCTAACGTTGATTCCAGCGTTGTGGGTGTTGTTGGGTTTGCCAACAAAGGCCCGGCTAATAAGCCGACTCTCGTCACGAGCCCTGAGAACCTTATCAGAATCTTCGGTGAGCCTAAATCTGAGATTCCTGGTCAAGGTTTAGAGGGTGCTCTTGAAATCCTCGAAGCTACGAATCAAATGTATTTTGTGAGAGCGGCTAACACTAATGCGACTCCTGCTTCGGCTTCGGTTACGGTTGGTGCAAGCCCTGCATTCAAGGTCAGTGGCGCTACATTGGCTGATGCCGGGAAGAATATCTATTACTCGGTCACTGATAATACAGGTGCTTCCAGAGGCAGTTCGATCGTGTCCCTTCCAGCTAGTTCAACTGAATTAGATACAATTCAAAAGATCTTTGCTGCTGCTTTTAATCGCGATGCTACAGGAGGTCAGAATGTTATCTCTTACATTGACGGTAATGATATTTACCTAGCCTCTAGATTTGCAGGCTCTGGTGCCGAACTTACTCTGAGTGCTGCGACCGATGCCTCTTTTACGTTTGACGCTATGGTGCACACAGGGACACCGGCTGGGGCAGATGCAGCTAGTGGAACTACTAATGGATTTAGCTTTACTGATGGTTTAGAGTTAGTTGCCTACTCGATCTACGATGGTTCAGGCTACAACCTCATCACTCAAAATGACAGCACCGTTAAAGGTCTTTCTGTTGAGATTGATAATCTTTCCATTTTAGACAAATTATCAATCAATTCGGATGGTTCGCAGAAGGAAGCTCTTAATGTTAACCTTCAGCCATCTTCATTAGAGTACTTAGAAAGCCAAATCTTTGAGGATTCTGCTAACAACTGGTTAAACAACAATTCTGATTACATCTACGCTGAGGTTCAAGACCATGCGGGTGGCGATTACACAGGGCTTCCTGATCTTTGGGGTCAAGCACTGACAGTATCTGTTTCCAGTGTTGGTAAGAGCGGAAACAGCAATACAGGTGGAAACGGAACGCCTCGTTTTGTGAAGCTTGTTGAAGGCACTTACAGCTTCGATGGAGGCAATAGTGGTTGGGGCACTGAGGAAGATCCAGACACTGGTGTCGATATCACTGCTCTCGTTGGTAACTCTGCTGAGAAGACAGGTATCCATGCTTTAGATAAGGATATCCTTAACATCTCGCTTGCTGTCGCTCCAGGCTTCAGTGATGATGCGGTTCAAAATGAACTCATCAATCTGGCTGAGTCGTCGAAGAACTTCTTCGCTCTGGTTGCTCCTCCTTATGGTCTGAACGAAGTCCAAGATGCGGTCAACTGGATCAACGGTCAAGGCGCTAGAACGGCTGCTCTTAATAACTCTTACGCTGCTGTTTACTGGCCATGGGTGCAAGTCTTCAACCCATTCGCTGGTAAGGAAGAATGGTATGATCCTTCGATCTTCGCTGCTCGACAGTGTGTCTTCACAGACAGCGTTGCAGAGCCGTGGTTCGCTCCTGCGGGCTTTAGAAGAGGTCGCCTGACCAAGCCTACGGATACGGAAGTTAACGTTAACCAGGGCGATAGAGACGCTCTCTACGTCAACAATGTTAACCCGATTAGCAACGAGCCTCAAACGGGTATCACAGTCTTTGGACAGAAGACTACGCAAAGACTGCCTACTGCGCTCGACAGAGTTAACGTTAGAAGACTGATGATCTACATCAGAAAGGTTCTCCTTGAACTTGGCAAGCCCTTCCAATTTGAGCCGAACGATCAGTTCACTTGGGAGCAGGTTGAGGGCGCGGTCAAACCGTTCCT